TTTATATGCAAATATTTGATCAATTATTTGTGTTTTAACATCAGTACTTAGATACTTGTTAAATTTAGGAATAATTTGTGTTAATATTGCAGTACTTGGTATAATATCATTAAATTTAATTGCACCTGAACCATCTGCAAGGTCAGTTGTACCATCTGTAGAAACACTAACTACTCCTGTCCATTTATAAGTAGATGCTCCGGCATGGTCCGCCGCACCCGCCATTAATGTTCCATCAGACATAATATGATAGCCTGTTGGTGCTTCAAATTTACAAAGAGCACCAGCTTCAATATATTTTAATTGACTTGCTGTATATGTTCCTACTTGATATTTTGTTGAATTTGCATCTTGTAAATTACCTGTACTTTGATTTGTTGCTTTAGATACTTGAGTCCATACTGGATTAATATCAGTTAATAAAATTTTTGGAAATTTATCAGTATAAAAGTTATAAACTCTTTTAGTTGACAATCCTGGTTCAATTGTATTAATAAGATTTCCTTCAATGTCTGTTCTTGTAGTAAAAGTAAATGTACCTAAATCGTCTAATTCTTCTTTATAAATTATTCCATCATTACCATATAAATTAGTATTACTATACTTTCCTGTGCTATCAATTAAATCAAAATATCTAGACACACCGCTTGATACTCTGTTTACTGATTTAACTTTTAAAATTTCTTGATTAACTGCCATAGGAGAAATATTATAATCTTCTGCTGTAACCATTCTATTTTGTGTGTAATACGTAGAAGGTGCATTAGCTCGTATGTTGTCATTTGTTTCACTTATAGTAGCATTGTCTACAGTATATTTTAATGAAAATGCCATTGTTAATGTTTCCGATTTTCCATTTTCACTAATATATGGAATATCTATTTCAACATTTTGCATATCATCTGGAACTATTCTAAATGATCTGTTATCACTTGTTCTATAATAAACTTTAAAAGATCCTTGAGGTAAATTTCCAAAAGTTCCATCAGAAAATTGTAATGATACTCTATCGTCTGTTTTAGTAACTGCAGAATAAATGTTTTTAATTGATTTAATTGTACTATTGTAAACTACATTATTTCCTTCTGTTGCTGAAAGTTTTGTCCAAAGATTAGTTTCAATGCCATTAGCATTTGTAGAATATAACCAAACATCTGTATCATTAATATTTGTAGCATCAATATTAATTGCTTGATTAGAACTTGGAGTAGTAACATTAAAATTACCTACATCCATTATACCTTGTCTAAAATGCATAAAAAATCCAGTATTATTACTACCACTACCTTTACCGTCATCTCTGTGAATCATAGATACTGCTCTACCTGCCAATGGTACTTCTTCTATAATAGATGAATTTTCTGTAGTAGTTGATACTATTTCAAAATCTGTATTTCTTCCATCTACTTGTTTTGAAAAATTAAACACTGGAACATCTGTTCCTATAGAAGCAAATCTATATGTATTTGTAGGTATACCATCTATCGTATCTTTTTTAACTGGTTTCCCAAATTTTTCATTAACTGGTAATGCAGAATTTAAAACTTTTACAAATTGTTCATACCAATTTACATTACCAGGATCATTCCAAGTAACAGTTTGTCCTGATAGATTTAAATTATTACTATCCATTATATTTTCTGTAGTAGAAACTGTTTCTACTTTAATAATTCCATTTGCCGCTTGATTTCTTCTAGCATTATAACTTAATAGTCTAGCTAATCTTAAAACTGATTCTCTTCGTTCAGATAATTCTATAAAATTTTCTCTTGCATTTAAGTCTATTCTGTAAGCAATATTTTGACCTAAAAACGCAATCATATCTATTAATGCAAGATACTCACTTGATTCTATATAATCGTTAAAATCTTCTGGATAATTTTGTCTTATGTAATTAATAAGCGTTCTACGAATTGTATCAAAATCGTAACTTTTAAACTCTGCATTTCTATAAGATTGATAAACTCTCTCCCAATCTTCTGCTAATAACAATCTATTTTGTCTATTTGTAGATGACATTATTTTCCTTTAGGTTTAGGTTTAACAACCGTATGGACTGTACCATCGGTATGGGTTATTATTGTAGTAATATAACTATTTGACGCTGTATATACAAAACTTGCTATCATTGTTTTATCCTGTTTTAAACATATTTATTTGTGTTAGTTAACTGCTCTGTTAATTTATTAACCCAGCCTCCTCATCAAATTTCATCATCATTGCTTCAGATATGTTGTAAGCAAGATAAGTTAAATCACATTCAATTTGAAGTCCGCTTTCGTATTGAGTTATAACCACATCATTAACTTTTACTCTAGGGTCATAATTGATTATTTCAGTAACATTTTTTGTTAATGCTTCTTTTAAATCATCCGTTAATGGCTCATGAATTGCGTCCCAAATAATTGTTCCAAACTCTGGATTTTCTAATTTTTCCCCTTGAGTAATATGAAAATGATTAATTATGTCTTGCTTAATTAAAGCAATATTATGAAGTGTAAAACTAGTATTATCTGGATTAGCAGTACTAATTCCTTTATAAGATTTTTGGGTAGTTAAAGCCTTATCTTTGTTTTTAGACTTAACTTCAATTTGTTTGTACAATGCTTTTTCTTTTGTGCTCATATAATTATTTAACCTTCAAATTAACCCGTGAATACATCAGGTGATCCTTGTGAAGTATCAGGCCCACAATGCGGTGGGATAGGACATAATGCATCTGGTGAAGCAGAATCTGGTGCGTTATGTACCACTAATTTATTATTGGCAAAAACAGCATTACTTGTTGCTGTTAAAGATCCTCCACCATGACTGTTTGGATCACTATCAACTGATACTAATAAAGTATTAGCAAATACAGTTGTATTACCTGCAACAGTTGTAGATGCTCCACAAACACGTGAATCTGTATCTCTATGTACTGGTATAGTCATAATATTAAGTCCTTGCGTTTTTAAATGTATCTGGTATAGGTGTAATCTCTAGATCATTTTTAACTGTTTCTGTTTTATCTCTATCTGTTAATGTACTTTTAAATGCTACAGGGTTTAAATTTTCGTGTTGTATCCACGGTTCATGCTGTGGTGAACGTTGTGCTAATATAGGTAATTCTTCATGTCCAGGTAATTTATGCGTAGGAAGTTCTACAGCCTGTATGGCTATACCCGCCGCAGGACCATTCATATGAATTTCTGGTGCAGTCTCTAAATGATTACCACCTGAGTTAATATGTGATCCTCCTCCTGATGTAATTTTTGTTTCACCTGTTGAATTAACTTCTAAATTTCCTGTTGTTGTAATATATGTTCCTTCACCTACTACAAGACTAGTTTTTGAAGCAGATTCAATTTGAATTTTTCCTTTTGTATCTTTTTCAGCAGTAGTTTGTCCACTTGCTTTAATGTTTATATTTCCACCTGCTTCCATAGTAATATCTCTATCTGCTGTTAAGTTAAAATCATTTTTTGTATGAAAACTTATACTATCTTCTGCATATACATCTACTTTTCCATCAGAACTTAATTCTACCCAGGAAGTTCCTTTTGCATTACCTATATAAATTAAATCTTCTGTATTGTGAAATAAAAGTTGATGACCTGTTCTAGTTCTTAATCTAATTAATTCATTATGAGGTAAACCTGTATCTCCGTCATCATCTCCTAACTCTAAATTAGAATAATCTGAAGGACCTTCACTTGCACTAGTTTTTCTAATAAATTTATCGTCCCCATCATCCATTACAAAAGTACTTCCACCTAATCTCGATAAATTTGACGAAGCAGTCTTTTTATCTAAAGGTCCAGGAGTACTAATCCCAAATACAGAAGAAGGAACTTCTCTTCTAGCACTACTTGTTGTTATTCCTCTTGTTTCATCTGCTAACAGTCCTTGAGTTTTTAAAACATTTTCTAAATCTTCATTAACAGGTTTTTTCAAATTAACCATATTAGCTTTATTTGTTGTTTGAGTGCCCCAACGAACTTTATTATGTTCTACAACAGGAACCTTTTCGCCACCTGCTCTTTCCTCTGGATCTATATCTGTATTAGTAGTTGCTGAATGTCCAGGAATCATAAAATTCATTAACTCTTGTTGTACACATCCAAACCAATATGCTTTGTTAATATGACCTTCAACAAATATAACCATAACAATATTTCCTACGTCAGGTGGAACAAACCACATTCCATAACTTTGTTGACTATGTTTATAACCTACATTATTAGATACAGAACTAGGAGATGTTGCACCATAAAAAGGATACAAATATTTTGCAGTTACTCTTTGACCCGAAGCTTTAGAAACATTTCCTGATCCAGTGCTTTTTAACAATTCTACTTCAAGAGATCCATTATATTTAGGATCTAAAACATTTCTAACAATAGCTTCATATGGACCTGGATTAAGTCCTACGTTCATTTGCTTTGATGATCTTCTATCTATTTTTCCCATTAT